AATTATCAGGTTGGAAGTCCATCACCACATCCTTCGCCTCTATCTTCAACGTCTTGCCGATGTAGTACTTTGGTGTCATTAGCCAAAGGTACGTCATCCCAATAAATGTAGATGTGGTCATTCATTATTTAGAATCATTACAAATTAGCATAAGGACTTGCGTATGTAAATTTTATTTTGTTTTTTTTACAAGTTAACTTAGTTAGTTACTTAACTTAATCAACTTACAAGTTGATATTAGTTAGTAGTTAGTCAACTCTTAACTTTACCAAACAACTTAAAGAAAAAGAAACTAAACAAAGAAAAAGAAAGAAGTTGCGTTCTAACGCATCCAAATACCTAAAGGTATAGAACTATACCCTTTCGCATATAAAGTCGCTTAAAACGCCCCTAATGCATCTTAAAGCGTATAATTACTCGGTGAGTTTATCTACCCAACGCTTCACGATGTAGCCACCCACCAAAACAAGGGCGAGCATCGTAAGCCCTCCCTCCAAAGTCCATCCCCTCTGCTTCTTCTCCTTCGTTAGAATCTTGGTTTGTGTAACTCTGATCGTATCGGGCAAGCACGTTGCCTCAACGTACACCTTTCGGTCTATGTACTGAAGCTGAAGGCGTACCTTGTCTTGGTAGATGGTCGTGTCCTTGTAGAGTTCGAGCGTGTCGGTCAGGTACTTTGTCTGCGTGACAATCACCGTGTCCCTTACAACTACACTCTGAAGGACGGGTTTCACAGTAGCGCAACTGCTAAGAGCCGCAAGAGTCGCAGTCAGCAGGATTATCCACATTGCAAGTCGGTTGGGGTTTAGTTTCAAGGGAGTCAAGCCATTCATCAAAAGAGGAGGTATTTAGTTTTGCCATTGTGCTTTACTGCTTTTAGGATTTGTTTTCGGTTCTTGCTACTTGAGTAACTAACGTGAACCCACGATGGCGCAGTATCAGAGCCAAATTCCCAAATCAGTTGGTCAAAGTCTAAATTGTCTTTTATCCAATGAAATAAAACCTCGTTGCCACCATCAAACTTTAGGTCGGCTGCTTGAGCCTGCACGTGCTGCGAGGTCTTTGCTCCACCTACTTTGCTATTCACCGCAGGGCTGCGGTATGCACTCGTTACTTTTACCGCACCCAATGCATCTCTCGTGGGTTGTAAGACGTTTTCTGCAAGCGCACGGAGGTTGGGTTCTAAATGCTTGGGTAAGGCGTTAGGAAGCCCTGTTTTTGTAGCAGTCAGTTCTTGGAGGGTAAAGTTCTTAGTCACGTTTATAATATCAAAAGTTGTCGGTTTTACACATTATGCTCATTTGACTTTACACTTTGCATTTTTTGCATAGTGCTTGAGTTTTGTGCAAAATTCATTCAGTTTAATAATGTGTCGTATGTTGCCCTAAAGGGAAACTTCAGAACTACCGACCCTGCGACTTGTAGGGCTTGGCGTAGTTCTTACTCGCTTTGTTGGCAGATGCACTCTTGGAATGCTTGCCTCGCTTCTTGCTCTTACTTATTCGTTGGCTTACCGCCTGTTGCTTTGCCATCGTCTTTAGGGTCTTTCAAAAACATAAGGGCAAATGCACCCATCATAAACGCACTAACCTCCGTGAGCGTGGCCTTCTCGTAAAACACAAGCACAAAACAAAGGCCGATAATAATCAGCCCAAGTAGAGTAGTCTTCGGATTGCCGAAGATGCGCTCAATTAGCACCTTTGTCCTTCTTGTAGTCCCTTCGCCACTTCCAAAGAGTGTACGCAAGTGAGGTTACAAGTACGGCTAAACCCAACATTTGATGGGCGTAGCTTACGAGAAGTCCTGCTCCCGTTAAAGACCAAGACGTGATTACGCTATCAGCCGACTCCTTTGTCATCTTTGTTTAGGGTGTTCTCGTATGCAGATACCAAGACACGAACCTCATCTAATTGCATTAGTAGATTCGCCTCTTGCTGCTTTAATGCATCAAGCCGTTGTTGTAGGTGTTCCATTGGGTTTATTTTGCCCAAAGATACTTTACTCGCCTTCTGCTACAACAACTTCCTCAACCACTACGGGTGGAGTTGGAAATTCTGCACCAATCAAAGTCAGTCCCAACGTGGCGCAGGTGTACTGAACCAAGTAGTAGTTGTCTTGACCCCAATCTGCAAAGTCCTCACCTGCCAAAAGCAAAGTGCCATTGTAGATTTGTTGGTTGCTCTCGTCTACAAGGTTGTAGAAAAGTTGGCAAGAAGTAGCATCAGCAGAAAAACCGCCTGCTGCTACATTGATTGCAACGGCCTCTCCTGCGATGCCGAGCGATGTGGGTTGAATTGTGTAAGCCATATTTTTAGTTTATTAAAGTGTCCAAGATGCTTCTGACATTCCTTCAGCAAAGAAGTGAATAGTCGGAGCTGCGCCCGTGTAAGTTACTGTTATTTCAATTACATAACCCGTATTATTGTATGCGGCCGAAATGCCTGTAACATTAGCATTAGCAGACGATGAAATCGCTGTAAAGGGGCTTGTACCCCCGTATGATACACTAATACCAAATGAAGCCGTTGCGAGGTTGGATACATCTTGCCTTGCTATAACGTGAACAATACCTTGTGTGCTGAATCCCGAAGTAAAGATTTTTACAGGTGAACCACTTGCCGCTGCAGTTACGCTACCTTGAATGAATTGCTTTCGGAATGTTCCTGCGCCTTGATAGTGATACGCTCCGCTTAAAACGCTAATTCCGTTTACATCCAACTTCGCAGAAGGCGTACTCGTGCCGATGCCTACGTTGCCTGCTTGTAGGCAAGTAAGGATGTTGGTTGATGTGCTAAAATTTCTTATACTCATTGAGGCCGCACCCGAAGGGGTGTGCAATGAGAAGTATCTGACATCGTTATCACCAAAAATAACATCGTGAGCAGCAGTACTTGACGCTAACAAAACACCCGAAGAAGTGGCATCAAAAGCCCTTCCGCTACTATTGTTAAATGTGTTGTTAGCAGTTGTGGATATGCTTGCCGCACTTATGCTGCTTGATACTCCAAAAGTACCCGATACATCTAAAGTCGCAGATGGAACCGCTTTGTTAATACCAACTCGGTTGTTGGTTGCATCAACCACAAGAGTAGTCGTGTCAAACGTAGCGTTGCCCGTTACCGCCAAAGTTCCTGCGATAGAAGCAGCAGTCGTTGACAAAGACAAGGTTGAGTCATTGCCCAAACCATCGCTTAACGCCTTTAGCGTACCGCTTAATGGCCCGTTGTCCGTAACCTTAATAAGGCTATCGTATGTGTCCTGTGGGGTTGTCCCCGTTAATGTTGTTCCCATTTCTAATTATTCCAAGTTGTTGACCAAGTATTCCAAATTTCTTCTATCAACTGCCAAGCACCTTGCTCGTTGTTGCCGTAAAGGTTAGTAGTAGGATGACCATAAGACAATGGCTGAACCATACCCCAAGAGATACTATTCGTTGCTGCTGCTTGACCCCAATAGATGTCATTGTTTGCTGCTCCTTGTCCCCAATCGCCTTGAACTCCCATTGTCTAAATAACTCTTTAACTTCACAATGTTGCTACGCTTCGGAGTGTAGGTGCGTATTTTCCCCTCCACCCCGTTTTGCCGAGATTCAGACCCGTTGCCCAAGCGTGTTTGGTTTGTTCGCTTCTTGTTGCCCATTCTAAATTATCAATTTGATTATCAGCCTTTATCCCGTTCTTATGATTAACCGTTTCTTTATTATCTACGTTTGGTATAAAGGCATTTGCCACGAGGCGATGAACTAAATGGTTTGACTTCTTGCCCTCCTTATTTAGTGTTATACGCAAATAACCAAAATTTGTTATCCACATAGTTACAAGCTTTGACTTGTACATATTGTGGGATGGCTGCCCAAACTTACCAAGCCGTTCAGCCCTTCTGTCTAAACTTCGAACTCGGCCTTTGTTGCTTACCTCATAAAATCCTTCGAAGCCTACGACTTCTTTCCATTCTTCTTGCATACGCTTTTTTTGTTAAAGATAACTACAAAACCCAACTCGAAAAGTTAGAGTCAGTATCGGGGTAAACGTCAGCGTTGTTGTTGGCGTTGTATTCGGGGAATGAGGCTTGGTTGTAGCTCATATATGTTATGAACCTATCGGTGTAGTACTTCGCTAAATCCCGTGCCTTGCCTACCAAATAGTCAACCTCAATCTTCTCTGCCGTTGTGCTATTCTCGGAGTTGTGCTTGAACACCCCACCATTGCCGATGGTATAAGCAGCAAAAGGCAAGTACTCCACCATCGCGTAGTGAATCAGCATCGGCTGAAGGTAGTCGTTCACCAATGCCAAGTAAGGGTTGGCAAGAGTATTGGCGATGATGTCGTTGCTGATTTTATCATACAATTTCGTGCCTGTGTAGTTTTGGATGTGTATCTCCTGTGCTATCTTAATAAACTGAATGAACTTATCTGTGTCCACGTTACCGCCAATCGCGGTGTTGCGAACCAAGTCCTCTCGTTTAATCCATAATGCCGTTGCCATTTCTTAATTTTTATATCCTTTTGTTGGTGTTTCAATAGGGGCGATAGCAACGAGGGGGTCATTCTTCTCGGGGCGGAATCCCATCCGAATGGCTTGGTTCACGTTGATAATATCCGTGCCGTTCAAAGAGCCACCTCCGTAAATCTTGCCCTCTTTAGTTAGCTTCTTGCGGTAGATTCTACGCTCCCAACGATGGTGGCAGTTAGCACCGCCCTTGTAAAGCCATACGCTATACCTTTCACCCTGTGCTTCTGCTCCACCCTTTGAACTCAATGCCTCTACATCCTCCTTGCGGTAGACTCTTTTGGCACCTATCAACGTGCGGCATAGCAAACGGCTTTCACCCTTTGGGTCTTTTTTAGTTCCTACCGCATAGAAGTAGCGCACCTTGTAACGCTCCGTGTCTTGCTCGCTCTCCTGTTGCGCTGCAAGGTCGGTGCGTGAGTTGAGGTATGCCTCTACATCGTATTCTGCTCCCTCATCTTCAACGATATCAGCCGTGATTAGGTCAAAGTCCTGCATCAGCTCCTCCTCGCTTTCGCCAAGACTTTCAATGTTCATTAGCAACTCTGCCGCAAGCTCATCACGCAGGAAGGGGCGATTGTCTTGCTTGGCAAGTTTCACGCCCGTCTCCTCCTCACGGGTCTCCATATCCATAGGAGTCACTACGTCTTCGGTGAACTCCAAAGGCTGAAGGGTCTTGAAGTACAAGTTTAGGCTGATGTCATTGTACGCAAGAATCATATCTATGCCGTCAATGATAATCTCCTGCTTGGGGCGAATAACAAGGTTATCCAAAAGCGTAGAAGCGGTCTTTAGCTCATCAGCGTTATTGCCTAATCCCGAATTGTCCTTGATGCCCAATAGCATAGGGCTGACAATACGATGCGAGACCATTATCTTCTGCGTTGCCTCTGAACTCAAGAACTGATATTGCTCCGCAGCATCCGATAACTGCACAGGGTCAACAGTAGCCGCAAGGTCTTTGTTATCGTTAAACGCAAGGATAAACTTGCCCGAGTTTGAACTACCGCTAAACTTCGTTGCTATCTGCTGCTCTATGCTCCTGCGCTCCTCCTCGCTTGGTACTCCGTTGTTGAAGTTGATAAGCATTGAAGGCGCAAGGCCGTTCTGAATGTTGTTGATGTGGTAGTTTGCAATCTCCTCCTCAAGCTCTGCGTAGGGTAGGCCACCTTGATAGTCCACAGGGGAGTAGTAGTAGAATCCTGCTCGGTATGGTTTGATGTAAAGTATCTCCAAACCTTCGTTGCTCTTGCCAAATGCAGGGATGCGTACCGCAGTCTCTCTCCTGCCTTTTACATCTTCCCAATCCTTTGCGTAGTAGTAAGCCTCAATCTCGCCATCTTCGTTGCACCTTGCGGCTCGTAACGTCTCTACGGGGATGTGCTGCACCTCTACAATCATATTGTGGTCTTGTGAGTACACGACCTGAAAAGAGCATTGCCCCATCATCACATAATCAGCTACGACCTTCTGCAAGCAGGACTTGGTGAACAAGCCACGCATCGCTGCGTACTCGCTCGGCTTCTTGGCAGAGTCCGTTGCATCCAATCCTTTACCAAAGGTCATATCCATCAAGGAGTTGAGGATGGCGTTGTTCGTGGGTGAGCCGTTGTACCTGTCAATTAGGTAGCCGAAGTAGTCGTTATCGTCTCCGTATTCTACATAGTCCTTGCCCTGCACCTCTTTAACAACAGGTGTGGTATAGGAACTGAAGTTCACAACGTGGACTTTAGATGATGATGTACTCATTGTCATAGCTTGTTTCTTCGGTGTAGACGTTTTGGTTCACCGTAAATTTCTCGTAATCTGTTTGCGAAGTTACGAATACCCTGTCCCGATATATTAGATTTCCCGATGCAAATACCTTCAAGCCATAGAATCTATTGTTGACAAGGCTAAACGTGCCTGTGAGGGTCATAAAACCATTAGCAGAGGCAGCAGTAACCGCAGGTGTTGCGGTGGTGTTTGTTGATTCATCAATCAGCGCAATCGTAACGCTCGCAGGGAATGTGCGTGGTATGATTACAATGGCTTGTGGCGAGGCTGAAACCTGAAGGATATGCATCTTAAATAAATAACCTTTTAATTCCGATTTGTTTGAAAATAGAAAAGGGGCTTACGCCCCCTTAACTATTTCGCTACGTTTAGCCAACCCCTTCAGACTTGCTTATGAAAATATACTAAAAAGTATTTAATTCGTTTTTAATGCTCTTGAGTTTCTGTATCAGCTTATCAATAACTTGCGGTTTTGAATCAGATAAATTCATAGTGGCTGTAGTCCCACTACTAATGTCAACTCCAAGCTCTTTTGCTGCTGATACATATTTTTCGGCCGTTTTATTTGCTTCAATATATTTAGCCTTTGCATCATTCAAAGCTCTTTCAACATTAGGAATTTGCTTAACTAAAATCTGCACCGCAGAAACAGATTCCCATTCTTTATCAACAGCTACTTTGAAGGCCGAATCAAAATCATCCTTAATTGAAAACTCAACTTTCATTGTGCGTACCTCCTCGCCAATTTTGGCGATTTTAGAAAAAATTTGTTTCATCGTAATGATTGATAAGCTTTAATTGTGCTCTCTGCTTTTATTAGGGCAGTAAGTAAATCTTGTTCGGCAGACTTAATGTCTTTAATCTCTTTGATTGAATTTACATCAAGTCCCAACTCTTTTGCCGCTACTTCGGTTCGGTCAATAGAATTGGTAATGACTTTAGTCAAAGAATTTGCAAAGGCATATTCAGAATCTAAATCTTTAGCCAATCGTGCGGCCTCATCAAAGATGTTTAGCAACTTTACTTCTGCGTCACGCAAAGATTTTACTCGCTCTTTTGATTCTTGAACTCGTGTGATAAGTTCGCTAACCAAAGAGAACTCTACCTTCATCGGCTCTTGAGCCGAGAACTTGGCGAATATATTGTTGAGTGTACTCATTGTGTAAATATAAGGGGGCTTGCGCCCCCCTAATTCATTTACGAGTTAGAACCCACTACAATCGTGTCGTTAGCACCTGCAAGTCCTGCGAAAGGATTGGCAACGGTAGCACCTGCGATGAAGTTAGCAGGAAGTTGCTCCTGTCCCTCCATTGTCAAAGTGTAACCAGATAGGTCACCCATTGCGGCACCAGTTACAATCGTTCCACCTGTTACTTCGGCTCCGTAATTCAGACCCATCATAAAGGCGTTGCCGTTGTAGTCTTGTACCACAACATAAGGCCTTCCATAAGCAAGCAACTTCAATTCTTTGTTGTCCTCCTTTGTCAGCTTGGTCAACGTCAAATTCAAAGTTTGCGTGAAGAAGGTAGTACCATTCTCACGGCTTGAGTTAAAGGTTTGCTCAAAAGAGCTATTGCCTTTTACAAGATATTGGTAAGCAGAGAAAGTACCACTAATGTTGGTAATCTCA